CAATCAACCCTGATCCGGTGGCATTGTTCTCATTCGTCAGCTTCGTCACAACCCCATTGAGAATGATTTGTGGCGGGTCATACCAAGACCCATCGTTCGTCTGATAAGCCCATTGGAAACCGAGTTCGTTTGTGTCCTCTGGGATGGTGGCCTGCATTCGCACCCAATGAGACTGACCAGCACACGTCCCACCATCAGCACCAACAAGCCTAAACCCACCATCAACCTGCTCAACCGACCCACCCTGCTCAGCAAGGCAAGACTTCGAGAACTCCCACACACCCAACCCGTCAGCCTCAGCCGATGATGAAGTGACTAGGAAACCAAGTAGTGCAGGGACAAAAATCAGCCAGCGTGAACGCACATCAGGCTACGAAAGTAGCGCGGTCACTTCGTCAGCAGTCAACCCAAGTTTTGCAATAGTTGCTTCTTTTAGTGTTTGACGGTCTGCGTAAATTTTTTCTTGTTTGGCTTTTTCTATTTCAATATCTTTAGCCGCTTGCAAATAAATAGCAATTTCAGTTTCATTCATTGGTCGGCTAGTTACTCCGCCATCATCAGATGTGAAATATGAAGTTGTCATTTTGCGTACCCGTAAACTGTGTAAGTTCCTGTGATAGTGCCTGTTGCCGCAATAATTGTAAGACCATCGTAAGCCGTTGCTGTTGAATGGTTGCCGTTGAAGATTTCCACATCTGGTGTGATGTAAGCGCTTCCGTCTTGTAATGCACCGCTAACCGACATAAGCGTTGGTTGCGCTAATTGTGGCCCAGATAATTGCAACTGCGCCCATTGGTAAACACCCGTTGAACCGCCTGCTTGTGATGAAACTTGAAACGAAGTTTGCGCTGTGCTTCGCGCAGAAATCAAAGAACTTGCACCATAGGCGATGACGCGCATGTAGTTGTAGTTTGTCGCTGCTGCCGAGCCTGAGGCGCTCAACTGAACATTCATTCCGCCGTTACTAGTTGCAGCCAAAAAACGAAAGTTGATTAGATAGTTCGTGTACGCCGAAGTGAAAATGTTAGCAACATTGAACGATGTTTGCCCCGTAAAGGTTGTTTCGGCTTGAACAAGTGCCAATCCTGTCGATCCTACATTTTGCCACGCTGCGCCGTCGTAATACTGAGTTGTATTCGTATCTTCAAGATATGCGAACTGGCCTTCAGCCAAAACCTTCTCGCCACTCCCGCCAAATGCATCATTACGTAATGCTGTGCCACCAAAAACTGGAATGCCATTTGACAGCAGGTTGGTATTTGCTGCGGTGAGCGTATCCCCAGCAGTAAATTTAGGTACCGAAGTTTGAGCATTGATTCCCATAGTGACTCCTACTCTAGCCGATAATCATCTTATGCTAACGCCTTCGTATCATCATCTAACTCATCTGTGTCAAGGATGAAGTAGGTGTAGATACGGGATGGGTTGGTGTACAGGGTGACGATGTGACGGTCTGCGGTGATGTCATGGCTCATCCCTTCGAGTGCCATGACCTGGGTGACCGACGCTGGGATTGAGGGGGCTGGGAATGTTTTGGTAACTGATACTTGTGAGCCGATGTCAAGGTTGGTGATGATCGTTCGTTGTGTGTCGGTCAGGCCGTTCATGATGATTTGGATGTTGCCAAACCAGAATGCCGGTACTGGACGAATCAGATAATTTGCAAGGTCACCTGCGTCATCCAATGTTTCTAGCAGGGTGACGACGACTGGCGTTTCTTGGGTGCCGAAGTCTGCTACCGACTCAGCTGCTATTGCTTGAGCATATTCAATAGTTGTTTGAAGGTTGCCTACGGTTGGTGCTGGTGGGGCAATAGCAACGTTGACTGTATTCACAATCGATGGGTTAGTTGGGGTGAACTCTTGTGGTCGTTGATATGAAGGTGCTGCAACAGAGTCAGCATATTCACCTACACCGATTGATTCTAAGAATTGTACAAAGTTCGGGCCAGGCATATTAGGTGTTCACAATTTCAAACGAAGAATATGGAATAGCTGTACCACCAGCATCAGATAGAACAGCATCCAAGTCTTGTAGTTCACCAACAAGGCGACGGTCAAAACCAAAAGACCCATCACCTTTAATGAAAATGCGTCCCTGTTCAGAGTTGTTGATTCGTTGCAGATATTCCAAAATAGAAGTTGACTGGTCAATGGGTGCCGTGCCAAAATTAGCGACACCAACTTCTAAATCGCGTTGACCAGGTTTAGTGAACAAACTTGCTTCATTAAAAACTGCTTCAATGCGTTGGTCTGACCTTTGAGCAACAACAGTAAACAAAGGAGTTTTACGGTTATTCAATGCAAATAAAACATCGGAACAGTTGACGGTCACTAAAGACCTGTTTGGTTTTTCTATTGATTGACTGTACTGAGTGATGATTCCTGTGAACAGATAGGTTCCGTTCCGGCTGATACGTACACCAGAGTTCAACTCAAAACCCAAACGATCTTTAGTCGCATTCCAATATGGTGAACCACTATTAACCAAACTGAACCTGTAATCCGAATCCTCAATCTGGATAGTCGCAGTCGAAGGCTGACCAGTAGCATCACGGAACCTGTTCTGGCGACCACGATTTATAGACACCTGTTTCACAAACGCAGTCACATCTTGGAAATCTGTTGAACCTTCCAATACATACACGGATTGGTCAAGGACTCCAGCCACAGATGAATCAAGCAGGAACGCATTGGTTGTCGCACCAAAATCCAACTCAACTTTGTATGTCCCACAATTAGGGATAACAACAGACATCCCCAGCCCCTACTTAGTAGTCACAGGGATTCTGCCCTTAGTGCGATTGTACGACTGCAACGAATCAACCACCTTCTGAGCCAAATCAGACTCAGCAATCGCAGCATTGATATTGATCTGATAAGTATCACTCGGCTTCAACGAGAACCCACCACCAGCCGTCACCGGCACCTGACCCGACACCCCAGCCATCGGATTAGGCATCCCACCCAAAACCTTCGGATACTTCGTAATCAGATCAGCTGTGGCCTGCAACGATTTATTGAACTCATCTTGAGCGTCCTTGGTTTCCTTGACCTGTTCTTCCCAGTTTTCAAACGCCGTGACCTGAGCAGTAGTCGCATCAGTAACATCAGCCAACGCCTCATCGTAAAGAATCGAACCAACCGTCGCACCATAGACAGTTTCATTCAGCAACGTCTGCTGGTCATTCAACTCCTTAGTTGAATCAATCTGAGAATCAATCGCATCCTTCACCGACAACTTCGCCTCAGCCAGATTCAGCTCTGCTCGACGAACATCCATCGGAGAAGACTCAGGGTCTTTACGAACATCAGCCAGATTCTTCTCAGCATCAGCCACCGAATAGATAGCCTCCTCAACCGCAAACGTCGCCCGCTCCTGCGCACGTTGAGCCTTATCCAACTCCTTCTGCGCAGCAATAGCCTCTGGTGAACCAGCACCAAAGCCACGCTCAATCTGAGCCAACTTCGCCTTAGCGTTAGCTAGGTTCGTATTCGCATCAGTCAACGAAGCAAGCGACTTCTCCTCAGACTTGCTCGCCTTATTCAACCTGTCCTGCAAACGCTCAGATACACCAAGGCTCTTGTTGTATTCATCCAACTTTTCGGTGGCCTTCTTCAAAGTCTTAGTAACTTTTCCTAAACCTTTAGAGTCATCATTCAAATCTTCAACTGAACCCTTGAACCCGCTTTGCTGTTTGATGGTGTCACGGATGCTTTGTTTGTAGTTATTGATTGGCACAGCGATTGCGTCAAACTTTTTGCCTACCTCATCAACATTGATGTAGTCCTTGGTCGCTTTGTAGAAGTCTTTTGCTGCGCCTACGAAGTCACGGCTGAGAAGTTTGAAGTTTGCGCTAGTGATGTAATAGGCCTTGGCTATCACGTTTATAGCGGTTGCTGCTGCAACAGCAACAGCTTTGAATACTCCTGCTACGCCTGTTCCAGCTTTGCCTGATTCGAATAGGAGTTGCTGGAAACCAGCGACCAAACCTTTTTCACCGATGACTGTGGTGACACGTTGAATCGCTGGGGCAACATTCTTAACCAAGAAGTCTGTGAACTTTTGCAGATATGGCAGAAGGGCTGCGCCAATGGTTTCTAGAATCTCACCGAATTGACCAGATAAAATCTTTAACTGTCCGCTGAAGGTTCCGGCAGCGGTTTCCGCAGCACCGCCGAACTGGTCATTCAATAAGCCAACAACCTTTTCAAAGTCTTTGGACTTCTTGATGTTGTCATCGAGTGGGATACCTAAACGAGATAATGCTGTGAACTGTCCCTGGCTGGCCTTAGCCAACGCCAATGTG